GAGGCAATGGCTTCTGTGCAAGTACGCATTCTGAAGAGCGGTAGGAATGACTCCTATGGTTTGCCGCTCATTCCTGGGTCTGTCGTGACGGTTGATCGCGACTACGCCGTAAGTCTTGTCTATGCAGGATTCGCCTCATGGGCGAATCCTGCGGACTCATATGACGGTGAGACGAATCTTCGCAAGCTGAACGAGTCTTACGGACTTTACCGATTCAGCATCCCGTTCTGGATTCCCCCCGGCGACAGTGGAAGCAACGGATTGAGTTTTTCCGGTACGGCAGGCGAATTCACGCTCAGTGCGGCAGTCAACACCAACTTCTGGAATCTGCTTGCATCAGGTGGTTATGCGTACATACCAGCCGGGGCTGGCGGATTGGCGACCGGAGCGTGGTACTGGTGCAAGATGACCAGCGATACAGCAGGCCAGATTTTCGCAGAGACGCATCCAGGAACAGGGAACCCTGTCTTTGTTGGTTCTCCGACTACTCTGCCCAACCTCTCTGCCGGCCGAATCACACAAACCACCTCAGATGTGACTGTCTCCTCGTTTGTTCTTCCTGGTGGCGCGATGGGCCCAAACGGCAGATTGTCATCAAGCGTTTTCCGGTTTGGGGATACGTCTGCGACTCAAAAAACGATCAAGATTACCCTGGATGGAGCAACCATTGCCTTGAACGCCACGACGACATCGCCGTGTGGCGAATCTTTGTTTTATACGAGCAACCTTGGTGTTGCAACCAAGCAGGTCAACGCAAGGTCTTTTGGTGTTGGCGCTTATGGCGCAAGCATTCCAACAAATCAATACTCGGCAGTCGATACGTCAGTGGAAAAAACGATAAACGTCATCATGGCGATTGCCGCCAACACGGCCTCTCAAATGATATGCGGGTTTAGCTGCGACGTAACATACGGAGCATAACAAATGGCCATTCTAAAATTCGACAACACCGTAGCAGGATGGACAAAGATCAACGCCTTACCTGAACCGAAGTACCCAATCATCAACGGGGCCAGAGTTACAGTTCTTACTGGTGCAGACGTGCCGACTAGTGAAGCAGTAGCTAACACGGCATCAATTATTCTCACGACTCGGCAACTGATTCAAGGAGCAGATGCAATTGCCCGTGCTCATGCGCTCGCTATTGAAGCCTACATTCGCGGCATAGTTGGTCTTGATGCGAAAGACCCTGCAGACCAGATTCCGGCGACCGGCAACTACTCGCAGATCAAGTTCTGGCGGTGGAATAACCAGACCATTCGCCGTAGCGATGCGAACGTCAATGCTCTCCGTGTAGCAATGGGAATCACCCCGGCGGTAATGGATCAAATCTTCGTCGCCGGCAGCGGTATGGACCCATAACATGGCCATCACGGCGCTGCAGCTCATCACAAACTCGATGCGCCTGCTTGGCGCTGTGGCTTCTGGCGAGTCTCCGACGGCAGACGAGCAGACGGATGCGTTGCAGGTCCTAAACGACATGCTTGACGCATGCAACACGGACCAGTTGATGATCTTCGCCAATGACGAGGTAACGTTCAACACGGTCGCGGCGAAGCAGGACTACACCATTGCTCCGGCAACAGCCGACATCACGGCGGCGCGGCCTGTCGGTATCGAGTATGCTTATGCCATTGACGGCGGGCTGACGTATCCTCTTTCGCTGGCCAACACGCAGGAATGGTCAGACATCCTGCAGAAAACCTACACGGAAGATACCCCAGGGGCTCTGTACTATATCCCAGAGTACCCGCTTGGCGTCATCAGACTGTGGCCCATTCCGTCGTCCATCGTGCCAGTCACAATCAGCGTTAATTCGCAGTTCTCGGCGCTGGCAACGACTGCCGCATCCATCTCGTATCCGCCTGGTTATGGGAAGTGGCTCCGGTATCAACTCGCCGTCGAACTCGGGCCAGAATTCAAGATCGCCGTATCGGACGACATCAAGCAAATCGCATCCGACACGCTCGCGACCATCAAGGGAATCAACCGCCAGCAGCCCGTGACGGTTTTTGATCCAGCGCTGACCAACTATGCCGGCGGCGGTTTGACGGCATTTCTCTCCGGGTACTGAGCCATGCGCCTTCCTGCCGGCGGCGACCTGAAAACAAGGAAGGGAAGCGTCACCGTCGATTCTCGTCTGATCAACGGGATCAACGAGGCGACCGGAGAATCTTTCGGGGTAATCAAGCGAACAGGCGGATCCTCGCTCGGCGTGGTCGCAGCGGCCGCCAGTCAAGTCGCTGTAGGAGTGAGGAATGCAGTTCTTGTTGTCGCTGATGACGACCTTTACACGGCAGCTGTAAGCCCGTTCAGCGTGGCATCTCCTGATGCGCTATCTCCACTATTCGCAGGACTTGATCTCACCGCTGCGCGCTCCGGGTACGATCTGAGCAGCACCATCGGCGGCGATGTCATGATCAAGTCATCAAAGGAGGCATGGGTCGTTACATGAGGATTCCGGCCGCCACGCAGCTAATTGCTAGGACGTCTGACGTTACAATCGACGCACGTGCTTTCAACGGCGTAATCGAGGCTGGCGACGTTGTAAAACGCCCTGGCGTATTCGGCACGCACTATGATTTCTCGACGCCGATCCAAGGCGCGCTTGGCATCAATGGCGGACTTGTCCTGATCTACGATGACGAGTTCGCCGTTACCGAGATTTTCTGGAGCGCGCTCGCGTCATATTCTCTCGGCGATATCGTCTGGTACATGGGCAGCATGTGGGAAGCCACCGCTGACAGCACGGGATCTGCGCCTTTTGACGGTTCGTCGTATTGGGCCATTACGTTTGTTGGCTCAAATTGCGAATTCAACTCAACGACCGGATACGTAATCAACGATAGCGTCTGCTATGAAGATCCGACGACCGGAAGACTGACGAAGTTCTACGCGACTACTGATTTGTCGTCTGCATTCCCTCCGAAATCAAGCGGCTGGAAATCTCGACTGTGGAAGCGCGGGAGGGTAACAGTCGGGCAGCAGTATTGGACGAACAGCTACATTACCAGCGTCGCCTACAGTCCGGAGGAGTCGCAAGCCGCATATCTTGCTGGCGGCGCAGGAGGAAATTTCCCAAGGTCTGGTGTCGATGGGGTGGGAAGAAACTGGACAGAAACGATAACCGACACTGATTTGATAGGTCCGCCAAATAACGCCTATCAAACGCTGCAAGTGTTCGATCCGAATCCGCCATATCCCGGTGGATCGGCAAATCAACTCTACAGCATAAATACGGTTGTTTATCTGTGACGACCTACGCGCTATCCGTCACGGTCGCCGGGCAGCCGTTCGACATGATGCAGTTTGTTGCCGAGCAATCGCTTTATGGCGTGTTTTTCAAATCGGCCTATGACGCTTTTTCGCTGGAGGGCAACGTGCTAACGAAGGTATCCGATGCTGATTATCCGGGCTGGAGTCAGCACACACCGACCAGCATTACACGCGTAGGGACTACCGCAACAGTCACAATGCCGTCGGCAACCAACTGGCAGACAGGCGGAAGCGTCACGATCGCCGGCGCATCGGATGCGCTGTACAACGGCACGTTCACGATTACCGTCACCGACTCAACGCACTTTACCTACACGATGACGGGCACGCCGGCAGCATCTCCGGCGACAGGAACCATCACGGCAACAGGCGGGCGGACGACTGTTCCCGGCATCGTTTATCTTGACGGGTACTTCTTCGTCATGGACGAGAACGCCGTAATCTACAACAGCGGCTTGAATGATCCGCTGTCGTGGGGCGCGCTGGATTTCATCACAGCCGCAATCGAGCCGGGGCAAGGCGTTGCGCTGGCGAAGTCGCAAAACTACGTTGTGGCGTTCAAGGAATGGTCGACGGAGTTTTTCTACAACGTCGGCAACGCCACAGGCTCGCCGTTGTCACCAGTGCTGAGCGCATTCACTTTGACCGGATGCGCGAATGGCGATTCGGTGGCGTATCTAGATGAGACAGTGCTCTGGGTGTCGAAGGCTCGCCAGCAAGGCCCCGGCGTCTATCGGATGCGTGAGCTTCAGCAAGAAAAGGTCAGCACGCCGGACGTGGATCGAATCCTTGCCGCTGATGGCGTATCAGATGTCTATGCCTATGGCGTGCGAATCGCCGGGCATTCGTTCTACGTTCTCGGCCTGCGAACGATCGGCATCACGGTCGTTTATGACGCCACAAATGGCACATGGGCCGAATGGACCAGTCTGACGCTGCAGACGCCGGCATCTTGCACGATTACTCAGACGGCAGGCGTGGCGACAGTCTCTCAGACATCGCACGGGTATTCTGACTGCGACCCGGTTCTGATTGCTGGCGCCGATCAATCTGCCTACAACGGCATCAAGCAGATCACTTATATCAACGCCAACAGCTACTCATTTCCTGTTGCTTCTTCCACCGTTTCGCCGGCGACCGGCACGATAACCGCAGCAGGGTACGAAGAGACATACTTCAAGTATTCTCGCTACGTCAATGCAGCAGGTCGCGACTTGGTATTGCACGAGGACACCGGAGATCTTTGCGAAATCAGCGACACGTCATCGGATGACGACGGCGCGCCGATCAAGCTGAAAATCAGGACTCCGAAATTTGACGATGGGAATGAGGACTGGAAAACTATCGGTCAGCTTCGCGTTATTGGAATGAAGCAGGGCAGCTCCGCTATGATCCGCTGGTCAGATGACGATTACCAGACGTATAGCAAAGGGCGCCCTGTCGATCTGTCTGCAGCACAGGCGCGACTGCGCAGATGTGGTAAATTCAGAAGGCGGGCATTTGAACTGATACACATTGGATCATTGCCCGTGCAAGTATCTGCTTTTGAGATTGAATGAGGTTCAATAATGGCAACGCTTGAACAGGAAATCGCCGCATACCGGGCGCGAGAGGCCAATCCTAGATTTGAGGAAATGGCGCGCGCCCAGGGATGGACAGACAACGGAAACGGAAACTGGTCTAGGTTTTATAACGGCGTTTCGCAAACTCTGCCTGCCGGAATGCTGGCATCAAATCTTGCTGAGCAGCAGCAAGCAAGCTATTTAAGCCAAGAGGTAGTTCCTGGCGGCGGGCAGAATTACCTGCAGCAGATTCAGGCACTGCTGCAGCCTGCCGGGCAACCACAGGGCGGCGCGAGTTCCGGGCAATACACGAATCCGTATGAGCAGCGATTGGCAGCCTTGGTCAATAACCCGGATGCAATCGAAAACACGAACGCATACAAATTCCGGTTTAATCAAGGACAGCAAGCTCTTGAACGATCAGCAGCGGCAAAAGGAATGCTAAATTCTGGAAACACCCTTGCTGAACTCGCTCGATACGGGCAAGGGATGGCGTCTGATGAGTACGGGAAAGAGTTTGAAAGATTGAACTCTGCGACAGGACAGCGCAATCAGTACAACCTCGGCCTGATGGGAGCGGCGAACCAGGAACTCGGGCTGCGGCAGCAAGGGCGGTCTGACACGGCGAATACCGCTTTGCGCGCGTTGATCGGATACGACGAAGCCGGCCTCGCGTCTCGCCGTCTGGCAGCACAAAACGCCACGATGACCGGGAGAATCAATGCCGGTGAAAAATCGCGTACTTCGACCTGGTAAGGGCTGACATGGCAACAATCGCAGAGCTACTTCAGATGGGATACGATCCGCAGCGGATGGTGCAGGGCAGAATTGGCGGGCCGCAGTATCAAAGCGGTCCGCAGTACGGGCT